AATTCAGTACATCAAAGCATCGCAACACACTCGACTTCCCGTATACAAATCCGACATCAATAACATAATAGGCATTCTCCACCTCAGAAATATGTCCCGAGTGCTGCACAGTCCCGAGCCAAACAAAGCTCTACTTCTTCAAGCTTGCAGAAGCCCCTATTTCATTCCGGAAAGCACGCCATTAAATACCCAATTACTTCACTTTCAAAAAGAAAAAAGAAGAGAGTTTATAATAGACAATGATTCGGAGTATTCAAAACTTTATCTAACTCGTGACATCGACGGCATCGCTCGTGGCATATTTTTTATCAACATGGAAGAACTCCTAAAAAATAATTCGCAACTGTATCCAGATACGCCCGGGCTTTCTGAATACCTGATAGAAATTTTGTCTAGATCTAGTTTTCTAGAACTAAAGATCTACAGAGACAGGGTCAAAGAATACGTCATTGGTAAATCAAGAGAAGTTTATGCAAACGATGAGGCCTATGAAGAGCCGTCTAAATTAGTTGCAACACTTAGCCCGCATGGCTCAACAGCTGCAGCAAAAATTACAGAAGATTCTATTTTTACAGCGATTAACATATCTGCGGACGATGACAACAAAATTAGATATTTTATGTTCGCTGATTATGAAGTAGCCAGCAAAGCTGCGGGCATGTACCAATACCGACTAGAAGTTAATTTTAAAGATGGCTCGTATCAATTCTTATATGAAGTGTATAAAGAGCTGTCAAATTCAAAAATATTGTTGGAAAAATACTATGATTTAGCGGTTTCTTCGTATACAGACCCTGCAAGTGCCGGCTTTACCCATACTTCTAGCAATCAAGCAAAAGAATTTACAAAAGCCAGATTTAAAAGATACTACAAAAATAACAGCTACGATCAACAGTTTGCTTTGAAAGCTTACGAACTGTTTTCTGAAACCACACCGTGGACTTCGGTTCCTGTGCTAGTTTCACAAGTGCAGAAGATCTTTCAGGGACAGCTTGATTTTATGATAGCGCTTGAAAACTCACTGTCTTTAACTAATTCTTTAGATCCCATAACTGGCTCACCAAAAGGCATACAAAACGTTTTAGGCTTGATTTCTTTGTTTGTAAAAAAACTAGAGGCTATATTGGAGATCAACAAGCTTAAAAAAACTTCTGGTGGGTTTACAAGTTCTGCATATTCTGGAGGACACAATAGCACGTCGCTTCTTCAAAACTTCATCTCTCAAGCAAACCATACAATATACGAGGAGCACACTTTTGATCACCCTGCAGAGCTTTATGAGGCGATAAGCAACAAAAGAATATATTCAGATTATCTTTCTTTAGACGGCAGCCCTTCCTCTGCCGCAGCAGGGCAGGCCTTAAAAGTTGTCAACGCCGGAGATTTTGTGGAAAGATGCAGAGCAGAAGTAGCAAAGTATTCTTTGAAGCCACTTGTGCCACAAGAAGGAGAGGGGTCAGAGTACAATATAGACGCATACTCTCAAATCGGATCAGCCGGCCAAGGAGACAATGCCCAGCCACCTGCACAAAGTGATAGTAGATATCTTTCAGATACTGGATATTCTTATCTTGCTCCTTCCGTCATAGAACTGTCTAGCGGAGTCCAAGGTAATAATTTTTCTTACCGGCCAATGCAAGACGATTTTAATACAGAGAGCGCTGAAAATCTTTTGGTTGCTTTGTTAAATTATAGCTTTAACAAAGAGGACGAAAAAAACGCTGATTTACTTGACGCACCGTTCTCTTATGAGCAACTCGGTCGCGACTACACCTTGAGAGAAACATACAAAGAACTTTTCGAAAAACTGGGTATCACGACACATGATGTGGATTTACACGACAGTTTTTTTCAAGACTCTGAGGGCAATGAACGCGAGGCAGGAGCAGTCTCTGTTGACATACCAGAAGCTGGCGCAACGATCGTAAGCACGCCTTTCGGAGCTATCGGAAGTCTTTATCAGTTCCAATATAAAATACAAGATTTTAGCGACGGCGACGTGGCGCCAAATACTTTTTTCAAAAATTTTAGTAACAACGACAAGCTAGCAACTAAAAAATTAAAAGCTTATAACATAAATCTAATAACGCAGGGTGACGTTTTTGATGCCGCCGGTATAAAATTTATTCCAAATCTACCGAATAATTTTAAGCTTCCGTTTATCAGAAATAATCATAAAAATTTTGTCGATGAAGAAATAGCGACACTACCATGGCGTGCCATCTCTAATAATCCAGAGCCATATAACACCTATCTTTTCTTTAATCTAAACTTAACTATGAAAATAGAGGTGTTTAGAGGAAGCTCTGGCAACGCCAAGTATGATCAAGAGTCTTGGTCGCTGCTAACAAAAGAAGACATAGATAATATAAACGGAATGTTGCTTTGTCGTATGTCATATTTTGATGAAAGACTTACAAAAGACTTAAGGCTTCCAATATTAGATAGCTATTTTTTGATGGCCCCCGGCGCAGCCATATCAGGCGTTGCAGCAGTTGAACAGATAAACCAGATGACTTTATTTGCAAGTCAAGATGACGTGGCACAGAACACGTTCTGGGCTGAAAAGAATGAACAAAAAATGGACGAGTATGCAAAATCAACTGGGCAGACTTTTGACTTTGGTGGCGGCTTCCAGGGGGCTGGCGCAGAAAACATGCAAAGCACGAATACGCAAACGTCAGAATCAGAATCAGAGCCCGCAGGCCCAACCTTTCCAGTTTCTACGCCAACAGGCGGCGCCGGAGGAGGGTCCAGTGGTGGAGGATCCAGTGGTGGAGGCTATTAACAGCTAAATACTAGTTATAGAAGAGATTAAAATGGCAGAAAAACAACCAGAATTAGTAGGAAAGAAAAAATTTGTCGTCGACTCTGACGCTTATTTTGCTGCGCCTAGAGACGAAAATGATAAGTTGTCTATAATCACACAAGAGACAATAAATGATGCAGTTTATTTTAACCACGTTGGCGATAAAGTGCGCGTTGTTTTAGGAAAAAATTGGGATTTTAGAGAATCCGAGAATGGAAAGTTGGCTTTTTCTAATAATTGGACTGCACCAAAAGTTTTCAGAGATCGCTCACTAAACTATGAGATCTGCCCTCCGGACACGCAGCCTAATGACGAGATGTCTCTGGAAGACCAGAGTGTTCGAGAAAAATATAAAATTGTATTTTCTGCTACCACCGACAATATCGACGATAACTACCCGGCAGAAAGACTAAAAAGGTGGATTTACTATACAAAAACCGGAGTTGTCGACCAGCAAACTGACGCAACTTACAGCCCTATTGTCAAAGTAAATCAAGATTTTACAGACCATTACCACGAGTCGATCAACCCGTTTACCCCGGCACAGCTAAACAGCAAGCAGCCTACTGGAAAAGCTTTTTTTGCAAACTATAAAACATACTACAACGAAAGACTAGACAGTAGCAATTTTGAAAAAGCAACTGGAGTTCTATCTGGTGGGCCCAACCCAGTCCAAAACTCTTTACCTAGCATGTATGGATTTTTAAAGCTGTTTACAAACAACAAACTAAATCAAGAAGGTCTATTTTCGTTATTTCCTATTGTAGAAGAAATGCAAAAATACTCTGGGTTTAATGCAACCCCCGGTTCAGCGGAGCAACAAAGTGTTTATACAAATTTGTTAAAAAAGTACCCGCTTGAAGCCCTAGTTACGCTGTTTGGCTATATGGGCAACTGGCCACCGAACAAGCCGCAACAGCATAGTAAGATTTTGGAGAAAATTATTTCTTTAAGCTTTGACAAGTTTGATGCGGACTCTTTATTCGCTGATTATTTCAATGAATATGTGGCGCAGATGCCCCCAAGCGGGCCCTCTATCGACCAAGTTGTGTTGGAAAAGTCTATGACTAATCTGGTCTTTTCGCCAAGAGTATTAAAACTTTTGAACAAAGTAGATCAGTACAAAAAGCACTTTCCTTTCTATGCAGAACTAGAATTCACTGCAAAGCTAGATACTGAACTCGGGGACACAATGAAGAAGATGTTCTTGACAAAATTTATGTCCGAGGTTATTCTAAATACAGTGACACCGCCAAGTTCAATTGGAAGTTACTCGGACGCTTGGAAAATTTTAGATGCACAAGATTTCGTTATTTTTTCTCAAGATACTGATTTAGGAGACTTGTCAACTTCGGAAGACGATTCAATTGCTAACTCTAATCTATCCACAAAGGAGCTTAAGTTTGTTGGCATTGCACAGACGCTAGACAGATGGCAAACAGAAGAAAACGGCGTCTACAACGGTGAGCAGCAGCCATTTGCAACGGCAGATTTTTCTGATGGTGACTTAAGAAACTACATGTCAATGTTTAGAGACGGATCAACAGAACCCATAAATCTAGACAGCGATGAAAACGTTATATTTAAAAAGCTTTTCGGCTCTGCTTTCAAAGCAAAAATTTTGCAAACTTATATAGACAATGCAAGGTCATACAGCGACATTTTAGAGGGCGTCCCTGCCTATACAGAAGATTTGTTTTATAGAATTGAAAAAATACGAATTCTGCCAAACGGACAAGAAGACATTGTACAAAACATATTAATTCCAAATACTTCCGAGCTAGATATTGTAAAATATGTCGATACACAGCTAAAATACGCAACGTATTCAACATATCGGTATCACGTTTACGCTCACCGTGCTGTGTTTGGAAGTAAATATCGCTACCAGTGGCTAGACTCTCAGGGCCAACCGGAAGACACGCCTGCAGCTAGAACTTTAAGTTCTGTTGTAGTGCCACCCCTTTCAAGTGAGGGCGTCCAAACCGTAGAATATGTCGATCTGGACGGCCCAATCGGAAATCAAAACGGTATACACGAAAATTTAGAAGAAAACCTAATACAGTACACTGCTTTGTTCAACACAATTGTTGAGCCTTCGATAGTATTATTGGAGGACAAGATATTCTCCACACCGGAAATTCTTATATTAGACAAGCCCCCTGTCGTACCAGACATCAACATTTTGCCCTACCGTGCTGTTAACAATAGATTAAAAATATTAATGACTGGCGCATCCGATAGGTACAGACAGGTTCCTACAATAATTTTAGACAGCGATGTGGAAGCATTTGATAGAATCAAGAGAGCCCAATTGGTCGTTGACGATTTTGGCAATCCACTAGAAGATGGCAAAGTCGAGTTTGGTTCAGACGACCCGGTCAAGAGATTCCAGATATTTAGAATTGCAGAAAAGCCAAGCACATACAGAGATTTTTCTTTATATGAAGAAGTTAATGGCGAGGTGTTTGAAGAAGCTATATTGCCAAATACTAAATATTATTACACGTTCAGGGCGATTGACAGCCATGGCCACATATCAAATCCCAGTCCAGTGTACGAGGTTGAGCTAATAGACGAAAAAGGTGCTGTTAAGCCAATTATACGTCTTTTTGACATGACTCCACCAAAAAATAAAATAAATACAAAAGCTTGTCAAAAGTATATTTATTTAAAACCGTCGATCCAGCAGCTATATTTTGCTGATGACGAAAACGTAGACAGCATTTTTTCAGATGCTACAACAAAGAAGAAATACAAGTTACGACTAACTTCAAAGGGAAGCGGAAAAAAGATTGACATCAATTTTTCATTCAAAAAAGAAATTAAAAACTGATGAAACATTAATTAATTAAAGACTATTTATAAGGCGAGGACTAAAAATGGGATTCCTAGATAATTCAGGCGACATCATACTGGATGCAGTATTAACCGACACCGGAAGATTAAGGTTGGCGCAGGGAGATGGTAGTTTCAAGATCTCCAAGTTTGCTCTTGGAGACGACGAGATTAACTATTCACTCTACAACAAAAACCACTCTTCAGGCAGTGCTTACTATGATTTGGAGGTTTTACAAACTCCGGTGCTAGAGGCTTTTACAAACAACACTTCAAACCAAAAAACAAAGCTAATATCTATTTCTAGAACTAACATCTTATATATGCCTGTTCTTAAGCTAAACAACATTGTCGACCAAAACATCAGCGGTATTGGAGGCAACATTCAGGCCGGCACATCTGGGCTTTTTTCTAGAGCGCTTAGTGGTTCATCAACAACTAGCACTGTAGCAGATACTAAATTCTATGTTGCAGTCGATAAAGACACTTGGGATATAGTTAGCCACTATAGAGGCTCTGGCACTACTGACGAGGCAGCTAAAACTTTGACAGGCATGCTACAGGGTTACACAGTTGCCGATAACCAAGATGATCAAAAACAACTTGTAAGAGTTGACCAAGGCCTTGACACGAACGAAATCGCTGCTTCTGTTGGTCTAGACTCCGACCTTTTAGAAAGCGCGTTTATCGTTGAGATGGACTACCGCCTAGGCAGGGTAAAAGGCCCTGAAAATCACGTAGCAGAAGCCGTTAACTTTATTGACGATGATAACGTTGCGCAGTATTACTTAACAAGCGACACCTACATCAATCCCAAGGGAAATTCATCCCCAGCCGATGCTGTGGATGGAAACGGCAGTAAGATAAAGAACGATCTTACCAGTTTGAACCCGCAGGTGTTCGAGGGCCCAAGAGGTAAGTCACTGCATTTTAGGCTGCATGCTTCGCAAGACTTGCAAAACTCTACATATTTGTTCACTCAGCTAGGAAGCTCACAAGCTGCCAACACAGATGGCAATATTTTGGGGCTTGATGCTGACGCCAACCAGCTTTACAATGGCCAAAGTGCTAGCAGCTTAACAATACACTATATTGATAGTATCGTTAGAGTAGTTGGGGCAAACACAGGTTACAGGCTAGACATTCCAGTGCGTTATGTAAAGATTGCATAAAAGGTAAAAAACATGGCAAAGACATTTAAATCACTACTCGGAGACGACGTTACAAATACAAGGACTTTATTGCACGAGGCGATTCCAATTACTGGGACGATCGTCTCTGGCACCTATTCGGACAACAATATTAAGAAGTTCTCTCATGGCATGTTTGAGTCAGTCTACGACTATCCATATTTAAGCTCGTCTGCAAATCATATTTTTGATATTACCTACGGATGCAGCTCAAATGTTAGCGGCGCCGCTAACACACAAAACGCTAAAAAGTTAAATATTTATAATCAAATGGCCCAGGTTCTTATGGGTTATGATGTTAGTGGAAATATCAGAAAGTTTGATTCTGACGGCACACTAGACGACAGCACCAACATAATGAATCATTGCTTCTTCATGAATTTTACGAGGCTGTTGACTAAGGACGAAATTAAAAAGAATTCTTTTAGACTATCACTCCACACTTCAGGCGTCATATCGAATACTGGTGCCGGCCGAGAGACTAGAAAAACGTTTGGTGATTTTCTTTCCGCTAACGAATTTAGGACATCGCCAGCTGGCGATTATGGTCTTGTAGTTACGTCTTCGACAGCTGACAACGAAAGTTCAGTAGGGTTGATATTTTACCAAGCCGGTGTACTAGTTTTAACTTCTTCAATATTTACAGAACAGTTCGGCACTCCGGCAGACAACACACACGCTTTGTCTTCTGGCGCAGCAATTAACGCGGCTCAAACTGGCTCGACAATTGACACACTAGCTGATAGCTTCAGACACATGATAGATGATGTCGACTTCAATAACACTATCGAGCTTAATTCTGCTGTTTATTTCTGTAGAATTAATCATAACGAGTTTAATTACAGCGCAAACCCAACGTATATAACGGGCAGTAAATTAGTTGTTAAAAACAATGTGAACGACCTTCCAGTAAGCTATATAACCAGTGTTGGTTTGTACTCGCCAGACAATGAGCTGTTGGCAGTTGCTAAGCTGTCAGAGCCAATTAGAAAGGATCCAAATACTGAGCTGACGTTGCGAGTTAGACTAGACTACTAGTGAGGTAAATGTATGGCCTCACACGTCACAAAGTATGGGACTCTCTTTCGCTTTAAGAAAGAAGACGTATTCCACAACACGCTAGAAGCGCACCCTCAAGTTAGTTTGTATGTGTACAACAATTCTGTGTACTATAATAACGAAAACAGGGACTCAACAAATTTTCACACACCGGACGGCCACATTAATCTCTATGAACTTAATGTTAATAGGCAGAATGTATCATCTAGCGGTGACAGTCAGCTAATATACCCTTTTGTTACCAAGAACGGATCTTTTTCTAGCTTCTCAACAATATCCGACAGTAATTTTAATTTAGATTTTAATTATGGAGACCAGATCACCGGCTCTTATCCTTTAACAGCCAGCATAAAAGTTGAAAGGTTTGATACCTCTTTTACTGGCAGGAAAAAAGACGTTTTGTATGCTCTTCGAAATACGCTAGACTTTTATACAACTTTAAGCCCACATTATGCATATTCGTCGTCATTTGGTCAAAAAGAATCACAAAAAATAAACATTATCCAGGTACCATCTATTTTTTATGGCTCCAGCATAGAAAAAGGTTCAGTTGTATTAAAATATTATGTTACGGGCACTTTGATCGCCGAGGCCTCCGACACAAAAAGGAACGGCGTTTTATACCAAACAACTGGCTCTACTACAGGAGATTCGGTGGGCGTAGTCCTATACAACGAAGGTTTCGTGCTCTTAACTTCAAGCACCAACTTAGACACACACACAGAAGAATACACATCCGGAGGTACCAGCTACAGCGCATCTTGGCACTATTTTGCTACTACCGATGCACAATCGGGCGCGCCCTCATCAAGCTTTTCTATAGATTTCAATAGCGTTAATTATGTACAAACGCTCACGATGTTTGCACATGCGGATGAGAATAGCCTCAATTTTTCTAATAATCCAACTTTTTTGTCTGGTGCTGTCTCCGCTGTTTCAAGCTCGAATATATATTATGAAGACGCCCAAACAGAAATTAAAAACATAGTTACCAGTAGTTATGACAATTATACTGCGTCTTTCCAGCCTGTGACCTATATCTCGAAGGTTGGCATATACGACGAAAATAAAAATTTAATTGCAGTCGCCTCTCTCGCAAATCCCGTAAGAAAAATCGAAGGCAGAAGTTATACGTTTAAACTCAAGCTAGACATATAGTATAATGTTGTTATGATTTTAGGGTTAGATGTTAGCACCAGCATTACCGGTGCCACAATTATTGATGATAACGGCAAGGTTATCTATAATGATGCATGGGATACCAGAAAATTTAAAAGCATTTTTGAAAAAGCGGAATTTGTAAATGAAAGAATTTGTAATCTTCCTATCAAGCCTGATAGAATTTATATTGAGCAGTCTTTGCAATCATTTAGGAGCGGGTTCTCGTCAGCTAAAACTCTTTCTACACTTTCTAGATTCAATGGTATTGTTTCTTGGATCTGTTTTCGACAGTATGGCGTTGAGCCGACGTATTTAGCAGCGGTGTCCGCTAGGAAATCGTGCGGTATTGTTGTGCCAAGAGGAACCAAGGCCAAAGAGGTCGTTATAAAATACGTACTTGACAACGTACCAGATGTTCTTATAGAATATACTAGGCACGGAAATCCAAAGCCACATTGTTTCGACAAGGCAGACAGTTGGGTGATCGCACGTGCGGGCTGGTTAGATTGTCAGAAGAGAGAAAAGTAAAGCTATTAAAAAACGTACTAGGCGGCTTCTATAATAAAGGCGCAGAGTATCTCTTTCACTGTCCAAAATGCGATCACCACAAGCGCAAGCTCTCCGTTAATCTTACAAAGGGCGCGTTTAAGTGCTGGGTCTGCGATTGGTCTGGCAGGAACATTTATAGGATTGTAAGGCAGTTTGGTACAACAGATCAAAAGTATGAATGGAAAAGCCTGACCCAGCAGATCGAAGTTGAAAAATTTGCTGACAAGTTGTTTGGTCAGGTAGAAGAGGATACAAGGGATAAAATTTCCCTACCAAAAGACTTTATTTCACTGGCCAACAAAGAACTACCCACCACATCAATGTATCCAATCAACTACTTAAAAAGCCGCAGAATTGGCAAAAAAGACATCATAAAATGGAAAATAGGTTACTGTCCTAAAGGTAAATACGGAGGCCGCATTGTGATACCCTCTTTTGACGAAGATGGCGATGTCAATTTCTTTATCTCTCGCTCATATGACCGCGATTGGAGAAAGTATCTAAATCCAGAGGCTTCAAAAGACATTATATTTAACCACCCCTACATAGACTTTGACGAGCCCATTACAATTGTAGAGGGCGTGTTTGATGCTATTAAGGCAGGCGACAATTCAGTACCTCTTCTGGGCTCGACGCTAACGGAGACGTCAAGCTTGTTCGACCAGATTATCAAAAATGACACGCCTGTTTACCTTGCTTTAGACCCAGACGCAGACAAAAAAACAAACAAGCTGATAAGACTTTTTCTAAACTATGACATAGAGTTATATTTAGTAGATGTAAAGCCATTCAACGATGTTGGCGAGATGACAAAAAAACAATTTGAAGAAAGAAAAAGCTCTGCCAAGTTCATCAATCTGGATGGATACTTAATGAAAAGAATATCAGGAATGTAGTTTACATAGTAAAATACGTTCGTATATTTTATATTACGAAAGGTGTAACATGAAATTTGCTCATATTGCAGACACGCATATTAGAAACTTAAAATATCACAAAGAATATAGAGAGGTATTCAAGCACCTCTATAAAAAATTGAAAAGCCACAAGGTGGATTATATTATCCACTGTGGAGACATCGCACATACAAAGACACAAATTAGCCCAGAGTTTGTTGAGATGTGTAGTGACTTCTTTAAGAACCTCGCCGACATTGCCCCGACTTATATTATTTTGGGTAATCACGACGGCAACTTAAGAAACTCTAGCCGCCAGGATGCCTTAACACCAATTGCCAAGGCATTAGGGCACAAAAATTTATATTTATTAAAAGACTCCGGAGAAACGCATTTAGATGAAAAATTTACGATTAATGTTTTGTCGGTGTTTGACAGAGACAACTGGTGTACTCCGTCCGACACAAATAGAGTTAATATTGCTCTGTACCACGGCGCTGTTAGCGGTGTAACGACAGATACCGGATGGAAAATGGAAAGTGGGGAAGATGATGTTAATATTTTTAATAATTTCGATTATGGTTTTCTTGGCGATATACACAAGACCAATCAAACCCTTGACAAAGCGGGAAAAATACGCTATCCGGGTTCGACGGTACAACAAAACCACGGGGAAAGTAACGACAAAGGTTTTCTAGTTTGGGATATCACAGATAAAGATACCTACACATGCGAACATGTCGAGCTAAAAAATCCGAAACCTTTTATAACAATTAATCTAACACCAAAGGGCAGACTGCCAAACAAGTTGGAAGTCGTAACAGGCGCTCGTTTGCGGCTGGTTTCAGAAAACAATCTGCCCCTAGATGTGGTGAGAAAGGCGATAGATGTCGCAAAGGCTAGGTTTAAGCCTGAAGCAGTAACTTATTTAAGCCGCGCAGCAGGCGAACGCGGAAGCGTTGAAAATATTGCCGGTTCTGTCTTCCAGGAGGACCTGCGCGATATTGCTGTACAAGAAGAACTGATTGACGAGTACCTCAAGGACTACTGCGCGGAGAACGATACACTAAAGAAAGTGTATGAGATGAACAAAAAGTATAATAATTCTGCAGAAAAACAAGAAGACGTCATTCGCAATGTTAACTGGCGCCTAAAGAAAGTAGAGTGGGACAACCTCTTCAATTATGGCGAAGGCAATTCAATTAATTTTGAAAATCTCAACGGAGTTGTGGGCATTCTTGGTAAAAACTTCTCGGGCAAATCTAGTATCATCGATAGTCTGCTTTATACCGTCTACAACACTACCTCAAAAAACAATCGAAAGAACCTTAATTTAATCAATCAAAATGAGGAAGAGTGCCGTGGGTACGTTGAGATCGCTATTGGCACAAAAACATACAAGATTGAAAGAAAAAGCAAGAAGTATAACCGAACTCTTAAGGGGAAGAAGACCGTAGAAGCCAAAACTGACGTAGACTTCGATGTTTACGATAACGTTACTCAAGAAGAGCATTCACTAAACGGCACTACTAGGATGGAAACAGATTACAACATCAAGAAAATGTTTGGGACTGTTGAAGATTTCCTCTTAACTTCTATGGCTAGCCAGCTTGATTCGCTTTCTTATCTAAACGAGGGGTCGACTCGACGAAAAGAAATCCTAGGCAAGTTTTTGGATCTTGAGCTTTTTGACAAGAAGTTCAAAATGTGTAATGAAGACTCTGTTGACCTCAAGGGTGCGCTTAAACGGCTAAGAGGCACTGACTACGATTCAGAAATCAAGGAGTCTCGAACTGAGCTGGCCCGTGAACAGACGTTACTTTCTGTTAAGGAGCGCGAAATAGCCTCTTTCGAGGAAGACTCTACCGCACTTTCGAAAAAGCTTGATGCTCTGGAGCAAGAGATCTCATCTGTACCACAAGAAATAGCGGAGTATAGAGATTGTAGAGAAAAAATACAAAAATTTCAAGCACATCTCCAGCAGCTGCAATTAAATGCACAGAAAAAAGAAAAAACTCTTGAAGAGCATGGCTCTTTGCTAGAAAAAATTAACAACTTTCTTAAGAGCTTTAATATTGATTTTTTCAATGACCAGAAAGATGTTATTAATGAGAAACAAACAAGGCTACAGCAAATATTAGAGGGGATCGAGGAATTTGAGAAAAAGCAAAAGGTTATTGCTGAAAAAATTGATCTCTTAAAAGCTGCTCCGTGTAGCATTAGCCTAAAACAAAGATGTCATTTTGTCTCTGATGCCAAGAGCGCCTATAATGACAATACACGCGTCAGAATAGAACTAAACCAGCTTAAGCTAAACAGAGATACAATATCTAAAAAAATAGCCGATCTGAATCCTGAAAAGGTAACAAGTTATATTACAAAATATTACGGAGTTCTGGACAAGAAGGCCAACTTGGAGAGCACAATTTCTAGTTTAGAGCTGGAGATGCAGAAAGACAAGCTCGATACTTTAAAGACTCAAAGTGTTCTAAAAGATTTGCGTGAAAAACAAGATACTTTCCTGGAGAACAAGAAGGCAATCGAAAATCTAGAGGTCTTGCTGGAAAAGAAGGCAGAGGTTCAGAATCTGAAAAATGTATCGGACAGCAATCTTAACAACTACAGAAAAGAAATCCTAGATCTTTACAAGTCTGTGGGTAGTTTAGAGCAAAAGCATGCACAAATGAACGAGCAGAAAGAAGAATTTCTGTCTTTAGAAGACGAGTTTACGACAGCTGACCTGTTTTTAAGGTGCATGCATCCAAACGGTATTTCATACGACATTATCAAGAAGAGGCTGCCTCTAATCAACACAGAGATTTCTAAGATCTTAACAAATATTGTTGATTTTGAAATTTTCTTTGAAAATGACGAGTCAAAGCTTGATATATCAATTAAGCACCCCAGACATGACCCGCGACCTATTGAGATGGGGTCTGGAGCAGAGAAAACAATTGCTGCCATGGCCATCCGTCTCGCACTGCTAAATGTGTCAACTCTTCCAAAGGGTGACGTATTTATTCTAGACGAGCCAGGAACGGCTCTAGACGCAGAAAATATGGAAGGATTTATTCGAATACTGGAGATGATTAAAAGCCAGTTCAAAACGGTGCTTTTGATATCACACCTGGATTCCTTAAAAGACATTGTGGATCAAGAAATCTCCATTGAGAAGCAGAACAATAGAGCATATGTGAACCAATAAACTATTTACATCTATAGGAGGACCATACAATGCAGAAAGTAACAGCATGGTTGGACAAACACGTAAATAGATTTATTTCCCGCAAGTTTTTAGCTTGGGGCACAGCGACATGGCTTGCCGCGACACACTCGCTAACTAGCGAAGATTGGGTTGCTGTAACTCTTGCTTATATCGGATCCGAGGCCCTTGTGGACATCGCCTCTCGTTGGAAGCATGGAGCATGATAAATGTTTACGGCTCTTTTTTGGAAAGAAGTCTGGGTGTGGCTTAAAAATTACTGGTATTGGCCAGTAATAGCCACGCTTTTTTTGGTAACTTTGCTTGGCGGATCAAGACTTCGAAGTAAGTTCTTTGATCTTTTGTTCAAACAAAGAGAAAATTACGACAAAGAAATAGAAACTCTTCGACGCACTGCAAAAGAAAAAGAAGAGAAGGTGCAGGAAGTGGTAGAAAACCACACAGAAGAGTTAAAAATTATTGAAGAAGAACATAAAATAAAAGTCAACGAATTAGAGAAGAAAAAGCAAGACGAGCTAATTGAAATGGTAAAAGAAAATAAAGACAAGCCAGATAAATTAGCTGCAGAGCTAGCGCGCATCTTAAGCGCAGAATATTACAGAAAAAATAGGTAAATCATGATAAAACAGATTTTAGCATGCACTCTTGCACTAGTGCTTGTGATGCTACCAGTGCAAGCTTCAGCAGACGAGTTGCAAGGAAAAGTTACGTCACTTTCAATTGGCGAGTCCGCACCATATGCCGGTGTGCTTTTGGATTCAATCGCAGCCTCAAAGATGATCGTAGACCAAAAATATTTGAGAGCAGAAATAGAACTAGAATTGACAAAGTCTTTTCAGCAAGATCTAGCAGACAAGAGGCTAGCCTTTGATCTTCTCAAGGTAAATTACGATTCTTTAAAAACTATACACGAAGAAACGCTAGCCTTAAAAAACGAGCAAATAAAAGATTTAAATTTACTTTTGAAAGAAGAGATGTCTAATAATAATAGTAACTGGAAGGTTATTGGAGGCATGACAGTTGGAATCATATTATCTGTGGCAGTATTTTACGCTAGCGTGGAAATCGCAAAATGAAAGAAAAAGATATAAATTATATAGCCGGCCTAGAGAAGGCTATAAAGAAAAAATACGGTGATGAAGCCATAGAAAATCCAGCCAAACACTGGGACAAAGAAAAAGAGAAAGATTACATACAGCAACTTGAAGAATTTGTAGAAAAACAAAAAAAATTTGAACAGTCTCACGATGTAGAGAATGTTGACGGTGTTTTAGTTAGTCGTAAACTACTTAATAAAGAAGGAATTTTAAATTGTTCTACTTGCAAAAGTAAACTAAAAACGATAAATGATGACATTTATCATACAAAATTTCATTGTTGCGAAAAATGTTTTATAAAATACGTCGAGGGTCGTGAAAAAAGATGGCTCGACGGCTGGAGACCAAAAAATGTCACAAAAAGTAGTTGATATACTTAAAGGAATTTCTCAAGCTGCTGGGAATATGTACGATGGCGCCATTGATGAGAACGGCGAGCCAATTAAGATTGGGCTTAAAAGAGAGGAGGGCAATCCTCTCCTAGATAAGAGAACAATTGACGGTTGTTCCGTACGTTGCAGTGGAAAGACTTTGCACCTTTCTTATCATTCTGAACTTCTTTTGAAGGATGTTTACAGTGGTAATCTAGAAAGCGAATTGGAACAAACCATGTCGGATATAGTCAGTTATCTGAAGAAAGAATACAAAAAGATAACTGGTAATACTCTATCATTAAAAGAAAAGGGCGAGTGCGACGCAAGAGTCGAATCAACTAGCCGTGTCCGAGTTTTTGTCACAGCCAGAAAAGACTATGAAATCGGTAACATGGGCGATGCTGAAGACGTCAAGGGGCCGTCGGAAGACAAATTAGAAGCTACGTTCAAAAGCTTTCTAGAGCAGTCTTCAGACAAGAAAGCCCCAAATGATACGCGCAAAGCCGAAGCGTAGTAATGTCTTACTCTTTATCTAAAGAGGAAATATTAAAAGAAGTAGTGAGGTCTGGCAAGGACCCGGTGTACTTTATAAATAACTATGCAAAAATTTCACACCCTTTAAAAGGTTTGATTCCTTTTAGCACTTATGATTTTCAAACTGATCTTATTGAGAATTTTAACGATCACCGCTTTAACATAATACTAAAAGCCCGCCAGCTTGGTATTTCCACCATTACGGCAGCGTATGTTGCTTGGATGATGATGTTCCATCGTGATAAAAATGTTCTGGTCATTGCTACCAAATTCGGCACAGCCGCCAACTTGGTTAAAAAAGTTAAAGCAATCCACAAACATTTGCCGGAGTGGATGAAGATAGCCAACATATCGATCGACAATAGAACCAGCTTTGAATTAACAAATGGCTCGCAAATCAAAGCGTCGTCGACCAGTTCAGACGCTGGTCGTTCAGAAGCACTTTCATTGCTGGTTATTGACGAGGCTGCCCACGTTGACGGCCTAGAAGAATTATGGACCGGCCTGTATCCAACACTATCAACTGGTGGCCGATGCATCGCTCTTTCCACGCCAAACGGTGTTGGCAATTGGTTTCACCAAACTTGTGTTGACGCCGAGATCGAAAAAAACGATTTTTATTTGGTGACTTTACCATGGGATGTACATCCAGACCGCGACAGGGAATGGTTTGAAAAAGAAACAAGAAACATGTCGAGGCGCCAAATAGCCCAGGAGCTTGAATGCAATTTCAACATGTCTGGAGAAACAGTTTTTCATCCAGAAGATATGGAAATCATTGAACAAAATTTATGTGAACCAAAATATAAGACCGGCTTCGATAGAAATTTGTGGATTTGGGAAGAGTACAAGCCAGGCGCAGATTATATGATATCAGCTGACGTTGCAAGGGGCGATGGGAAAGACTACTCTACTTTTCATATCTTTAATATACAAAATTCTGAAATAGTTGCTGAATACCAAGGCAAGCCTACGCCAGACGTTTTTGCGGAGATCCTACACCAAACCGGCAAAGAATACGGTGAGTGTATGTTGGTTGTAGAAAACAATTCTGTTGGCTGGGGAGTGCTTACTAGATTGGAAGATTTAGGATATGGAAATTTATACTATTCTAGAAAATCTTCTCATGAGCATGTCGAGGCCTACCTGTCAGAAAACGCTGGCGTAATTCCTGGTTTTACAACCTCGTCAAAAACACGACCGCTAACTATCTCCAAGTTAGAGGAATTGATAAGAAATAAACTAATTACTATAAAATCAAAACGCCTTTTCAATGAGATGAAGACATTTGTCTGGGAAAATGGTCGTCCACAAGCTATGAAAAAGCATAATGACGACTTAATTATGGCTTGCGCTATAGGTTGTTGGGTGAAGGAGACAGTTTACAGTTCAAATCAAAGAGCGGTTGAATATAAGAAAGCATTTCTTGGAGCAATGCGCTCAACCAATTCAGAGCTTAACACAAGCATACCTGGTATGTTAGCATATAAGGAAAAACAAAAAAAACAAAACGAAAAAAACTATAAAGATTTCGTTTGGTTGATTAAGGGATAAAACATGGCGCCACCAAAAAATAGAAAGAACGTAAGAAACCCAGATAGTGGGCTGTTCAAACAACTAACAAAGCTTCTGTCTGGCCCTCTTGTAAAGTACAGAAGACAAGACACGAGGCAACTCAAAAAAAGACAGCTCGACAAGTACAAGTCGCGCTTTAGATCAGCGAGTGGCCAAGAATTCAAGATGTCGGCTTATGAGGACGTATACAGCTCGTTAAGATCCGACTACTACCAGAACCAAAATAGAATGGATAGGTACGCTGATTTCGATCAAATGGAGTACACGCCAGAAATCTCATCGGCACTTGACATCTACGCAGACGAGATGACGACTTTTTCAGTCTATAGGCCTATCGTAGATATCGTTTGCACAAACCAGGAAATAAAATCCGTAATCGAAACGTTGCTTTATAATGTGTTAAATATCCAGTTTAATTTATATGGCTGGTGCCGCTCAATGTGCAAATATGGTGATTTCTTTTTATATCTTGATATCGAGCAAGACGAAGGTATCAAGAATACAATTGGCCTGCCCGCCAACGAGATAGAAAGATTAGAGGGCGAAGACAAAAACAACCCAAATTATATTCAATATCAATGGAACACAGCCGGTTTGACATTAGAAAATTGGCAAATGGGCCACTTTAGAATACTAGGCAACGACAAATTTGCCCCATATGGTACATCGGTGTTAGACGGAGCCCGAAGAATTTGGCGGCAGCTGACATTGCTTGAAGACGCTGTGATGGCATATCGCATTGTTAGATCTCCAGATCGCCGCGTGTTTTATATTGATGTTGGCGGAATTCCTCCAGAAGACGTTGAACAATATATGCAGAGAGTCATGACACAAATGAAGAGAAACCAAATTGTTGATGTCGATTCAGGACGCGTCGATCTCCGCTATAATCCATTTAGCGTTGAAGAAGACTATTACATACCGGTGCGCGGCGGAACAAGCGGTACAAAAATTGATACTGTAAAATCAGGCCAGTATACTGGTGATATTGACGATGTTAAGTATTTAAGAGACAAGCTGTTCAGCGCGCTTAAGATCCCAATGTCGTACCTATCTCGTGGAGACGGTAACGACGAAGACAAGTCGACATTGGCGCAAAAGGATATTAGATTTGCGCGAACAATTCAGAGGCTTCAGCGGTCTGTTGTTTCAGAGCTTGAGAAGATAACAATTATTCACCTGTTTACACTAGGCTATAGGGGCAATGACCTTCTTTCATTCAAGCTGTCCTTAAATAACCCGTCTAGGTTGGCAGAACTACAAGAGCTAGAACATTGGAAGTCTAGATTTGATGCTGCTGATGCAGCCACGAACAGCAACTACTTCAGTAGAAGATGGGTTTCCAAGAACATCTTAAATGTTAACGAGGAAGAATTCCAGAGAATGCAGTCAGAGATGTTCTACGACAGGAAACATGCCTTCTTGCTCGAACAAGTCGGCGAGGCCCTTGCCGGCGGAGCCGGCGGTGCAGCGGGACTTACGCCTGACGCGACCGACGCTGCGGCACCAACCCCAGACACCCCAACACCAGAGCCGACTCCGGAACCGACGCCGGAGGATACCGGGCCACTTTTAGCAACCCCCGGGGCCCCGGCTCCTGATGCTGGCGCCGCAGAAACGCCTCCACCACCACCCGGTAAGAAAGATGACAAGAAGAGAGATAGCCTAGGCAACAAGTTAACAACCACGGCCAGGTCAAAGGACAAGTATTATAGAAAGGTTCAATCTGATCGTCGTCAAGGCGCAAGTCAGGCCTTCTTGTCACAAGGAGGCCAGAGATATATCGGAACTTCTACAAAGTCTATTTTTCCTGGCAAAGACGATGTTTCATCTATATACAGAATGTCTGAACAGCAAACATCTAATTACTATGACGAGCAGGAACAAGAGTTGTTAAGAGAGCGCAAAGAAGTAAAGGATTTGATTGATTCATTAAATAAATTGGAGACCACAAAAGATGAAGCTGAAGCATAATAAGAAGAGAAACACTGCATTTATATTTGAAGTGCTGGTTAGCGAGGTTTCAAAAGCCAGCATGCACGACCAGCCTGATCGAAAACAAGCAGCGATGAATATTTTAAGAAAATATTTTCACAAGGGCTGCCCTCTAAAAGAAGAGCTTGAGGTTTATAAGTCATTTGATGCCTTGGAGGGCTCCCCTGCTGAATTGGTGGAAAAAATAATCAATGAATCCAAAAGACAGATACAGCAACAAGACGAAGCCTCTCTGTATAGTGAGCAGACAAAGATTATCAACGAAATCAATAAAACACTGGGCCTTCAGGTCTGGAATAATTTTGTTTCTAACTACAAAAAGCTAGCTACAGTTAACCAAGTTGTTAGTGGTAAGCACAACCCAAAAAAGCAAGTTTTTGTGGAGCAAAGGCTAATCTCTATGCTTACGCAGCCGGAAAAAATAGAAAAGCAGCCATTCCCATCAGTTAATAAGCTAGCATTAAAAACTTTTCTTGGCAAATTTAACGAAAAGTATTCCGAGTCCCTAAACGAATCTCAAAAAAGGCTGTTGAAAGAATATATAACATCTTATAAAGACGAAGGCTTGGAATTTTCAGCGTTTCTGTACGAAGAGCTATCACGTCTAAAAGATAAATTAGCCGAAAAGCTAGAATCGGCTGAACATCCAGCAAAATTAGAACTAGTTTTGGAAAAGGTTGAGCAGTACCAAAACAAAAAAATTGATAGAAAGGCCATCTCAGAGATAATTAAGATACAGTCTTTGGTGGATGAATTAGATAATGGCAATTAAAATTAACATCGTTTCAGAAACTGGCGAGAACATCGAAAAAATCTTGATGAACGCCAGAAAAACAATTGATGGCAACATTTTAATTTTTGACCACCCAGACACAAACATCATGATCAACCCAACAAAGAGCAAGATTGTATCTCTTCCAAAAAATGAAATAGATGATGAGCTATACGATACACAAAAAAGATTGTTTAACTTTTTGGTTAATAAAGGCGTAGTTGATTACGAATCTGTGCAAGACGGAAATTTATTTATGACGAAAGAGGCAACAATCCCCGAGCCTACCGGCGATGGAGATAAGATACAATACTGTCTTTATGTCTTGTCAAAATTTATTGAAGACGAAATTCCATACTATGAAAATATGGAGCAATACAAGAAAGACATGGAAGAGCACCTGCTTGAACCAGAAATTGACGAGTATACAGAATTTGATCCAACACGCCACGCTGCGGTCAAGGGCACTCTTCCGCCGAGAATGGTTAAGTACGGCATTCACAGCATTTACAGATTATAGGTGATATGTGGGCTTATTATATTTTATCTTATGTGCCTATGGAATGACATATATCTTGATATATGGCTCTATATTCAATTCTGTGCGCCCTAAAAAAGGCAAGCTGGGCGAACTATTTAAGTGCCCCCTTTGCACGGGGTTTTGGGTCGGCGTATTTTTGTGGAGTATCAACTCACAAACGGAACTATTTACATTTAGCTACAATTTAATAAATGGTTTGCTTTTGGGCAGCCTGTCGGCTGGGACTAGTTACTTTATAAGCTCTGTTTTGGACGACTTTGGCTTAAAAATTAAAAAAACTCACGAGGAGGTGATGAAAAATGAGACGCTGTAACATTCCAGAAGTAAGACGTTGCTGTAATGGTAGCAAAAACAAGCGAGGGTGAGCCTCGCTTAAGTTTTGGAGAAAACATGAAACCAAAAACTAAAAATAGTCCGTCTTCGTATGTTTGGGGAATGAAAAATCCTAAAAGAGCAGCGAACCAATATAACGGCTATGGAGTTGTGAGGAAGAAAAATGTCAAAAGACCTTCTTAGAGAATATTTTGAGCTTTGTCCAGAGGGTCGTTGTCCTGTGGAGCGATTAACTGAAGCCGAAAAGAGAAACATTTCTAACGGCGCTGTTTATCTCGTTGGTATTTGTCAAAAAGCCGGCACAAAAAACGGCAACGGCAGGATATATCGCAAGGAAACCCTACAAAGGGAAGTCGAAAACTACCAGAAAGCAATTAAAGAGCGCCGCTCTCTTGGTGAGCTAGACCATCCAGACGATAGTGTAATAAATCTTAAGAACGCGTCGCATTTAGTAACAAAAATGTGGTGGGACGGAGATAACGTTATGGGTAAAATAGAAGTTTTAGACACACCCTCGGGCAAAATTCTTAAAGAACTGGTCAAATCTGGGATTAAGCTTGGCATTTCTTCTCGTGGGATGGGTTCTGTAAAACAAGAAAAAGGTAATACTATTGTTGAAGACGACTTCCAGCTGATTTGTTTTGACATGGTTTCAGAACCTTCAACGCCGAATGCCTTTTTGTCGCCCCAGCGAGGAGCCGGAGTGTCTGTCGGAGTCTCTGTCGGTGTAGGCGAGACGATTAACAAATATATTTCCGAAGGAAAAGATAATAAAATTGATTCTTTAATTGATTCAATACTGAGAGATTAAAATGAAAGTTAGTGAATTTAAAAAGATACTAAAGCCTTTAATAGAGCAGACTGTAAAAGAGGTCCTACTACAAGAAGGCGTGCTATCAAAAATTGTTTCTGAAGTCGCAACCGGCTTGCAAGCACCCCTAGTAGAGAACAAGACACAGCCGAATGACGCGCGCTTATCAGAAGAGCAATATGAGCGCCAAAGGCAGCAGAGAATTAAAAAGCTGAACGAGTCGACTAAATTAAAAAATGTCAATGTTTTTGAGGGTGTACAGCATATACCAGAAACAAATCAGGCTGGCCCTTTGGCTGGGGTTGCCCCCACTGATGCTGGCGTTGACATAACAGCAATTCAGGCGATCGCCAAGGGAAAATGGAAAAAGCTAGCTGGAGGGGATGATGTCTAAAGCTTATAACGTCGAGGTTCATATAAAACAAACCAAAGGTGACGTCAACAAACTAATACGAAAGTTCACTAAAAAATGCAAAAAAGAAAGAATTATAGAAGACTATTTAGATAAAAGATTCTTTACAAAAGCCTCTACAAAAAGAAGAAGAGAAAAAATAAAGAAGCTAAAGAATGCACAAAAAGCCGAGGCGAACAGGAATAAGGCTTTAGATACCAAAAACAAAAAAAGCAGGAGAAGATAAATGGCTGTACACAGGCATAATAGTTGGGGACGAACAAGAAGCCCCAAAAACATAGCTGGCGATCCCGGCACCGTGGTGACCCTAGAGGCAAACACCGACAACTTACGTTCAAGCAACGCTGGTTACAAACTAGTAGGATACGCCACAGAAAATCAAAGGTTTTTGCATCTTCTTGTGACGGACGCAAACGGGTCTGGCACTCCTGGAAACATAAACGTTTTTGGTTATTGTCATGCTTTTGAAAAGTGGTTTGAAATTCCACAAAGTTTTGATCCTGTAGGTGCAAATTCGGCCCCAACCGCGACGGCCGTCTCCGCCGCTAACTCGGGTCGCGCCGAGTCGGCCCAGGTGCCAAGCGATCGTGAATATAGAGTTTATGAAATTGCTGGCGTCGACCGGGTCGCTTTTGTTGGCGATGATGATGAATCTAATGTTTATGCGGCGTGTAGCACTTTTTAACACAGGAGTTTATGAATGCCAACAGCATCGGGGAGCATAGCGTATTTAGGCGCCGCAAGATTTCAGGGGTACTGGAATGCTAGCACAAACGCTGGTTCCGGATCAGGCCTCCCTGGCGCCCCAGCAGGTGCATATACAGGTCTGCTCGTTAGCGGCGCCCACGGAACACCAACAAATCTTACGGCATCTGCAGGTGATTACTGGCAGGTCACCGGCGCTGGGTCAATCAATATCGACGGACACTCTAGCTGGAGTGTAAATGACTGGTGCATTTATTCCGCATCTGCCGGCGGTGGATCTGGTACTTGGCAAAGGCTGGCTTTTGAAGACACAATTGCTTCGATAGTGGTCGGCGACCTTAGCTCTTCGTCTTTCCACATGGGATCTGCCAACAACAAACATCTAGTATTTTCTTCCGGCTCTGTTTTGAGCGGAAGCGAAAATCTCACATTTGACTACAATAATAACAACTTGTTGCTTACCGGCACACTACAAGCGAGCGGTTCTGGCATAACATTAACAGGCGGAGAGGCTGGCGCGGTAGTCATAACCATGAACGCTGACCAGGGCGATGACGCCAATGATGTATCTACAATAACAGCAAACAACACTTCCGGCCTGACAATTGGGACTGCTGGTCAATATATTGTCTTAAGCTCTTCTTTAAACGGAGTGTTGCCAGCTGCTGACAGCGCCCATGATCTCGGGCGCAATGGAACACATGCGTGGCGAAAGCTTTATGTCGATGACATAGATCTCAACGGCCAGGGCCGTATCGATTTTGATGGTGCTGCCACGACTTCCATACGCGCGTCAGCCGACAACATCCTTAAAATAGAAGTTGGCGGGTCAGACATTGCGACAATTGACGCAAACGATCTGCAGTTTAGTGGAAATATTAAACTGGACGATGACAAAAAGCTTTATTTTGGACAATTGCCAGATGCACACATAGAATATAATGAAAATGGTGACAATCTTTTGATTATTTCTGGCTCCGCTACCGGCATGGTTTTGTCTGGATCAAAATTAGTGTTAGATTCTGGCACCGTCGCGTCTGGTTCTATCGCGGGCTTAGGAAGCTTCTTGGCAGTTAACTCTACTGGACAAGTTGTTTTAACTTCTTCTGTGGGTACAGTAACTGCGATTAACAACCAAGCTGAAAGTCGTCTGGTAACTTTAGGTTCAACAACAACTGATTTAGATGGGGAAGCCAATTTAACATACAACGGCACAACATTTGTTATTAATGATGACGCAAGAATAAATGATGATCTCCCTCTTTACTTTGGAACTCAAAACGACGCTTTCATAAAATATAGAGAAACTGCTGACAACCTGCTTGTTATTTCAGGGTCCAAAACAGGCATGGTGCTATCTGGTTCAAAGATTGTATTAGATTCGACTACAGTGGGAAGTGGCTCTATGGCCGGCCCTGGAAGCTTGTTGGCTGTTGACTACACGGGCAAAGTAATTTTGACGCCCATAACTGGTACTGACATTCCTGTCGGCGCAGTTGACAAATTAGATTCATTTATATTTTTAGATTCCGATGGCAGTACAAAGCAAGATGCAATAGGAGACTTGCTAACTGCAATATCTGGAGATGGACTCGATGTCGCCAGCAGTCAGCTGAAAGTCAACCTTTCAGAAGTTATAGCTAGTGATGGCAACAACAGGCTTTTGACGTCAGACGGAGACGGTACCGCTACAGCAGAAGCTAGCTTGACTTATGACGGCACAACTTTTAATGTGCACGACGATTTAGATATTACCGGCTCGCTTTCAGGCCAGCTTAGCGGCAGTGTTGAATTCAAGATTAATATGAAGCACAACAACACTGGCCAGTTTAGCGATCAGTCTGGTAATCAATTTTTATATCTAGTTCCGTCAGGAGTAACTCGCGGCCCAGCAATTAACGCTGTCGGCGGCGGGAATTCAGGCCTAGGCTTCGCCACATCGGGCTCAGCGAAAGCAAGAATATTCCACAACGAAGAAGGCGATGGATTTTTGGTTATTTCCGGTTCTTCGCCAAATGGCACTGTGCTTTCCGGCAATTTTGTCCGCATACCTGAAAAGTTGGGTATCGGCGAGGACAATTCAGCCTCGAAAGCCTCTGGCATCCTTGTTGTAAACGCCTCCGCGGCAAACACAACGAATGGCCTGATTGCGACATTTAAATCAGGCGATTCAGACTATTGCAGAGTCAACATTGACAACACCACGGCCAACGGCGACACACAGTTTACTTTCATGAGCAACGGTAGTTCAAAGTGGTCAGTCGGAAACATGGGCTCGAATGAAACTTTCCATATAAAATCTGGTTTCGGGAGTTTTGCAGACACAGATCCTTTCGTTTTAACAACAACCACTGGGTTAACACTTAACACAAACTTTACATCTTCCGTAGGGGGTTTGATTCCAGACGACCAGAAGCTATATTTTGGAGACAGCGAAGAATCGCACATAGAATATAATGAAAATGGCGATAACCTGCTAGTAATTTCAGGGTCTTCAGCTGGAATGGTCCTGTCTGGCTCGACTATTGATATTGGCGGTTTTGGAAATGGGTCGACAATCACAAAACTTAACGGCAGGGTTGGTGTAAACGATTTTGATCCTAAAGTTGTGTTCTCTACGACCAGCAATTATCAATTGGTCACTTTTGAAAATCAACTTTCAGACGGCGAAGGCGGCGGCGAAAGACTAATTTACTCCCCGGGAGCGAATGACACTTTAACAGCAGGGCAAATTTACTTTCTCCACACAGATGGCACGTGGGATCAGGCTGACGGCAGCGCGATGTCTACTGGCGGAAACCAGCTTTTGGCAGTAGGTTTCGCAGGTAGTTCGCAACAAGTTGGCGTCTTATTGCGCGGCTTTGTGCGCATTCCTTCGACAGAAATACTTAATGTGCCAGGCTCAGGTGCTGTCGACGGACTGCCCGTTTATGTTTCCACCACAGCCGGCCATTTTGACTTTACGCCACCTAGTTCAAGTGGCGAGTTTGTCCGCGCTGTCGGCCATGCGATCGATGACGATGGCGGCGATGTATTGGTGTATTTCAACCCGTCACCACTCGGCGCCGCTAACCCGTAATCATAAAACAGGATTTTTCATTAGTTTGTGACTAGTTATTATGACAAATAGCCTTCTAGGAGCAATATAAATGTCAGATATGTTAGAACAAGCGATCATCGATGCTGAAGCCCTTCGCGAGGCAGCGACTAAAAACGCAGAAACTTTAATTTTAGAAAAATACTCTAGCCAGATCAAAGAGTCGATCGAGACTCTTCTAGAGCAAGAAGAGGGTGACCTGAATTTAGACTCTGAACTAGGGCTAACACCAGAGGCAGCAGAGGCAGACACCATGGACATGGCCCCAGGTGAAGCACAAGATACTGTCTCTTCTGTTATGGAACATATTCCATTTGCGGCCACTGCTAGTGACGACGACCAAATTGAAATTCCACTAGACAGACTGCTAGAAGAAGTCGACCTTTTAAATGAGGAGTCCCTGGACGAAAAAGATCTCGGACCCGAAGATATTGCTGAAGATCTAGACGAAGACCTAGACTTATATGAAGATCTCGATGAGGACCTGGACGAAGATCTAGACTTATTTGAGGATCTCGACGAAGATCTCGACGAAGATCTAGATGAACTACAGCTAGAAGGCCTGGAGGTTGATATCCAGCCAAAGAAGCGTGGCTGGGCATGTATAAGCGAAGGTGAAATTGAATTAGCCGAAGAAGAGCTTCTGGCGCTGGAACAAGATTCTAAAGTTAGAGAAGAGAAAGCAGCCCTACGCGCAGCTGTCAAAAAACTAACAGATATAAACGAATCAAAAGAACAGGAAGCTCAAGCGCTTCACGAAACACTAGAAAAAACAAGAAACATTGCTCTAAAACTTCAAAAAGCAGTTGCAGTTTTAGAAGAAAAACTTGACAAAGCAAATATAACAAATGCAAAGTTGCTTTATCAAAATAAGGCATTGGACAGCGACTCCTTAAATGAGCGGCAAAAGCAGAAGCTTGCCGAAGCTATTTCAAACGCCGAAACCATCGAAGAGGCAAAAGTAATTTTTGAGACACTTCAAAACACAGTGGGCAGCACCTCAAGTAAAACGCAGCCAAATTCACTGAGTGAGGCAGTACAAAAGTCGTCTTCGGTAATTTTATCTGCTAGAAAACAACAACAAAGCAGAGAAACTTCAAACCCAACGTTAAACCGTTGGAAATTCCTAGCCGGAATAGACAAAGATTAATAAATTATAGGAGATTAAAATAATGTCTGTTTTAGAAAAATTAACTGAAGGTATCGTTGATAGATCCCTCCAGAGAGAAGGTGCTGCCCTAATGGATAAGTGGGAAGCTACTGGACTTCTTGAAGGACTTGATAGCGATCAGCAGAAGAACGGAATGGCCCGTCTTCTCGAAAACCAGGCCGCGCAGCTTCTTAAAGAGGCCTCGTCGATGGCCGCAGGCGACGTTGAAGGTTTCGCTTCCGTAGCGTTCCCAATCGTTCGCCGAGTCTTTGGTGGACTCCTGGCAAACGACCTTGTGTCGGTTCAGCCAATGAGCCTTCCTTCTGGACTCATCTTCTTCCTCGATTTTACTACTAACCTCGCTCGCGCTGGCTCCGTTGCTGGCGGATCCGTGTATGGTGGTGGAGTTGTTGCATCGCAGATCACCGGCGGTGTCAGTGACATCAAGGAAACTGGTGGTGGTTTCTACAACCTTGCGAATGGATACTCGCATGCCACTGCTTCTAGCACTGTTACGCTAGCAGCGGTTGCTGCCCTTCCGCAGACTGTGATCAGCAGCCTTTCTGAAGCTCAAAAGAAGTTGGTTCGATTCGATCCGGATCTTCTTAACAGAACTGACAAGGCCACTGCTACAGTCGCGCAGTTTACGTTTACCGCTCCTACGGACCTCAACCGCGAGGCTCTTGGAACTCTAAACTTTACTTCTTCTGTTGGTGATGACGAAATTGTTCGTCGACTCACTAGTGTTGATGGCGATACAGTTACAATTACAGTTCTTGCGCCCGATGGCTCCGACAACACCGAAGCCGGCGGATTTGGCGTTAGCTATGCTGTTGAGGACAACTTCAACGCCGGCGTCGCTATCGGATCCGTTGTTGGTGCTGACAACTGGCCTCTTGAAGAGCCAACTCCAGGCACTGGCAACGCTGGTTCAACGACCAACAAGAATGAGATTGCCGAGATCGACATCAAGGTTGACAGCATCGCTGTTACCGCGATGACCAAGAAGCTCAAGGCCAAGTGGTCCCCAGAGCTTGGTCAAGATCTCAACGCATATCACAATCTTGATGCTGAAGTTGAGCTTACTCAGATTCTTTCTGAGCAGGTCGCCCTTGAAATCGATCGTGAGATTCTCAATGATCTTATCCAAGATGCAACCGCTGGTACTTATTACTGGTCGCGTTCACCTGGCCTCTTTGTTGACAGAGAGACCGGTCTTGAGCTTGGCGCCACTGCTGCTGCCCCAGACTTCACTGGTACAGTTAGCGAGTGGTACGAGACTCTTGTTGAGACCATTAACGACATGTCGGCTCAGATCCACAGAAAGACTCTCCGCGGTGGAGCTAACTTCCTGGTAACATCACCAGAAGTTGCTAACATCATGGAGTTCACTGCTGGATTCCGCGCTAACGTTACCCATGACTCCGACAGCGGCTCCGTTGGTGCTGTGAATGTTGGTTCTCTTTCACGTAAGTTCGACGTCCACGTCGATCCTTACTTCCCAAGAAACCTCGTTCTCGTCGGCCGTAAGGGTGGAAGCTTCCTAGAAAGCGGATACGTTTACGCTCCATATGTGCCACTACAGGTTACTCCTACCATCTTCGGTACGGAAGACTTCGTGCCACGTAAGGGCGTCATGACCCGTTACGCTAAGAAGATGGTCCGTCCTGATATGTACGGATTAGTCGTTGTTCGCGGTCTCCTTGGCGAAGCAGGTGCTAGCTAAGAAGTCCTAGGCGACCATCTAGGTGACTAAAATAAGCCCCGCCTTGAGTTTTCTCTTGGCGGGGTTTTTATTTTGGAATTTAAAAGAAGAGTTTACTATTTATTATGATTGATAAGGCTACTAGCCTTTTAAAAAGGAGAAAACGAACATGAGTAAGTTAGGAAGATACAGCGCCGATAGAAAAAAGGTTGAAAATGTAACGGCGGCAAAAACAATTGATGTTGCAGATTGCGGCACAATTTTTACTATTAGCTCGGGAACAGCTACTGCTGGAAACCACTCGGCTAGTTTTACTATGACGCTACCAAGCGCTGCCGACGCAGGCTCTGGCTGGTGGGCTAAGTTCATAGTTAGAGAAATCACTGGTGGTGACGTTACAATTACATCATCTGCTGGTGACGCAGACTCGCAGAATATTGCGGCTGTCCAGGTTGGCGAAAACGCGACTGGTGATGGAAACGTTCAGCACTATGCAGCTGCTGGTGGTCTTCGGTTTGACCTTTCCGCATGTAAGAAGGGCGACGCTCTAGAGCTAGTCTGCGACGGTACTAATTTTTATGGCCAGGTCCTTGCTTCTGGGTCCGCTGCCGTAGTCGAAGGTACCTAATAAGTAATTCAACTTTAAGCCTTATCAATATCAAGCCCTCTGTTAACAGAGGGCTTTTTATTTGCTAGACTACTTATATAAGTAAAAATAGGAGGCCCTTATGGGTAAGCGTACAAAAAGACTGACAATGGCAAAATATGCTAAAAAATATGCATCGATTAGAGCAAACATGGAGAAGCTTAAGGGACGTGTCGAAAAGACTGTAGAGGCGCCTGAAGAAATTGTGCTGCCAACTGAAACTGTGGAGCCGGTTAAACTAGAGGCGGAGACGAAGGCAAAAACTATAAAACAAAAGAAGACTACAAAAAAGACAGTGAAAAAGCCAACTAGCACGTCGCGCGAAACTTTTCACGAAATGGTCACTAACCCCACGCCAGAGAAGACAAAAGTGCAATCTTCAAGCAAAACAAAAACAAAAAGAGCCAGCTCTAAAACAACTAAGGTAAAGGCCAAGGATTAAAGGCACTCTCCTTACTAATTATAATGATAGGAGGCCTCATGAATGGCAACACCAACCTTAACACCAAGCTCACAAACTTCAGCGGTAATACTGCCCTCGACCGGCACTTTAGGCACTGGTGTCGACGGCGCTGGCAGCACAGCACATTATCCACTAGGCCTCTACGTAAACACAAGCTCGGAACTGTTTGATTCAAATTTTATTACGGGCGCTGCCGATCAAGTATCATATGCTTTCAAAAAGTTAGGCGGCGACATACTTGATATCGAACTCAAAGTAGGCAACATTTATGCCTCTTACGAAGAAGCGACTTTAGAATATTCTTACATTGTTAATGTACACCAATCAAAAAATATTCTTCATAGCTCGCTTGGCGCAACAACTGGCACTTTTGATCACGACGGGCAAAGAACAGATGCACTAAGCGGCAGTAACGTCGAAACAAAATATCCAAAATTTAAACTTGGGTACTCTAGACAAGTTATGGATCAGGTTAGTACCGAAGTTGGAATCGGAGGCACACAGCCTATCTATTCTGCTTCTTTTACGCTGGTCGAAGATCAGCAAGATTATGATTTACAAGCTATTATTTATTCCGCCTCGATCGACGGGTCTGATGAGGGAGCAGAATTCTCCGGCTCTGTTGACAAAAACAGAGTTAATATTCGTAGAGTATATTATAAAACTCCACATGCAATGTGGAGATTCTATGGTTATTATGGCGGCATGAACGCAGTTGGCAACTTATCAACTTATGGAATGTACGCAGACGACTCTACTTTTGAAGTGATACCACCGTGGCACAACAAGCTCCAGGCTATGGCATATGAAGACGCGATATATACTAGAAATTCACACTACTCTTACGAAATTAAGAATAATAAATTGAGAGTATACCCAATACCTACTAGCATGTCTCCAAAGAGCATGTGGGTAGAGTTCACAACTTTTGAGGAAATTTGGGAGGACCAAGAGGATAGGAAATCTGGAGTTGAGGGTGTTAATAACATGAACACTTTACCATTGGCCAACATTCCGTACAAAAACATAAATTCAATTGGCAAGCAGTGGATTCGCAGATTCGCACTGTCGTTAGCCAAAGAGACCTTGGGGCAGGTAAGGTCTAAATTTGGTCAAATACCTATCCCCGGCAATAACGTCAGCCTAAATGGAGACAAACTAATATCAGAAGCCAGGGAAGAGCAAAAGACATTGCGCGAAGAGCTACAAAAGGTGCTTGATGAAATGACGTACGAAAAGATTTCAGAACTTCAGAAAAATATTAGTAAGAACGCTCTAGAGACCGCACAAACATACCCATACTTCATATATCAAGGATAAAATAAATGGCGAGCGAGAAAGATAAATGGAAACAACCAGATAGCCCGCCGCCCCCCTTGTTCTTGGGCGAGAAAGAGCGCGATCTTGTAAAACAGGTTAATGACGAGCTAATCGAAAGAGTGATTGGACAGGTCGTTGCGTATTATCCAGTGGATCTAGAGCATACTAATTTCCACCCTTTATATAATGAAGCGATTGTCAAGTCGTTTTTGCCTCCCGTCAGAGTCTATGCTCTGATCGACTTCGCCGGCGAGGAAACTAGAACAGATAAATATGGTGTTGATAAACAAACAAAATTAACAATACACTTTCACAAAAGAAGACTAACGGAAGACCAAGATCTTTTCGTTCGTGAGGGTGATTTTGTAGCATATGGTGGGGGATTTTACGAGATTGTTAGCCTTAAAGAGCCTAGGGAACTCTTTGGCCAGCAAGATCGCAGAATGGAAATAACTGCAGAGTGCATAAGAAGCAGGGAGGGGCTATTCGATGTCTAAAAATGAGGAAGAAACATCACGCGATGTCCCTCGGTTTAAATCTAGCCTAGAAGACATAGATTTTGCTGTATATAACTTTTTAAATGACACAATGGATATCCAAGCCAAAACCAACAAAGGCTTCAAAAAAGTTCCAGTTATTTGGTCAGCCGCCGAAAGAGCGCACAACATTAAGAATGACAATATTCCAAGAGATTTAACAGGCATGGTAGTTTTACCCGTCGTGTCGGTCGAAAGAACAGGCGTAAAAAAAGATGAAAGTAGCCGTGTCATACCTTTTTCAAAGCTAGACCCCGTAAACGATGTCAAGGGTGGATTTTTAACAGTTAATAAGGTAATAAAACAGGACAAAACTAGAAATTTTGCTAATGCTGACGCCCACCGCCGCGCCGGCGACAAAAACTTCCCTTTATACAAAAAAGATAAAAACGGTAAAATTGTATACGAAACAATAACCATACCGATTCCAATTTATGTGACGGTTAGTTACAACTTTGTGATTAAGACAGAGTACCAAGAGCAGATGAATGACGTCCTGACCCCGTTTGTTAGAGTTTCGAACGCTCACAGAAGAGTTATCATAGAGCACAACTCCAATCAGTATGAAGCCTTCATTGGCGAAGACTACAATCCCACTAATACTGTAGTTGATTATCAAACTAATGAAAGAACGTATGAGACTACTATATCAATGGATGTTTTTGGCTATTTGATCGGCGACGAAAAGAACGAAAAAAGACCGAGAGTTGTCAGGAGAGAGAACGCAGTGGAGATACGTTTTGCAAGAGAGAGAATTGTTGTACAAGATGAGGACGGAGAATTTAGATTTTAAAGGAGTTTGTAGTTAACGAACACTATTTATTAGAGAAAAAGTTCATAATTTTTGAGCTAGCTTATATTTAAGGAGCGTAGAAGCATGTCAGTCGATAAGTTTAAGTTTGTATCACCTGGGGTTTTCATTGATGAAATTGATGAGTCTGGAATTCCCAGTTTGCCAGAGAGAATGGGGCCTCTAGTTATTGGTAGGTTCCAAAAAGGCCCGGGCCTGAGACCTGTCAAGGTAGAATCTTTTAAGGAATTCGCTAATCTATTTGGCGAGCCTGCGCCAGGAAATGCTTCCGGTGACATTTGGCGCTCTGGCGAAATGACTGCTCCTACATACGCCGCATATGCTGTAAAGGCTTGGCTTCGTAATAATTCACCGTGCACCGTATACCGCGTCCTTGGTGAACAAGCTAGCAACGCTGCAAACACCGACGCTGCTAAAGCCGGTTGGATTACGGATGAAGATCTTGGCACCACACTATCGTCAGCCGGCGGAGCCTACGGTCTTTTAGTATTTCCTTCCGCTTCTGCTACCACTGCCTCTGCAACATCGGTGACAGGTACGTTAGCTGCTATTTGGTATCTGCAGGAAGGTGCGATGACACTAACGGGCTCCACCGCAACTGGCTCTGGCGCAAATTTAGTTAAGCTTTCAGGAGCCGGCATTTTGGTAGAGAGCGCGACAGGGCAAAAATTCACCGCAAACGTCTTGAACGGAGACGGAACGATTAACAAAACAGCTACTTTTGATTTCAACAGAGATTCAGAAACATTTATCCGAAAAGTATTCAACACTGACCCGACATCAACAAATGATGATATTGTCGGAACCGCTGAAAAATACTGGTTAGGCGAGACTTTCGAATCTAATCTGAGAAGTGGAGAAAACTCCAAGCTCAAGACTGGAGATGGTTTAGGTGCTGCAGTTGTAGCAAACACGGCTCCACTCTACGGTGTTATTGTGGGCCTCGGCGACGGCGGTGGCAATGTAGTGTGGGCAAACCACCAAATCTCTTCACGCGCTGCGCAAACTGGATATTTTATTTCACAGGATACTCGCGGCTCAGTTTCTGCGTCGTTTGATCCTACTGCGCACACACAAGATCTATTCAAGTTTCATGCACTTGATAGTGGCGAGCAGGCCAACAGAGACTACAAAATCTCGATTGTCGATATTAAAGAGCCCACTGACAACTACAACAAGTATGGCAGCTTCACGGTTCAAGTGCGCAGCGCTTATGATCGCGATAGCTCGCCAACGATCCTTGAGCAATACTCAAATTGCAATTTAGATCCAACATCGCCAAATTATATCGCAAGATTAATTGGTGACGTGCATTACACGTATGATGAGACGAATAAGAGAATTAGGGAACATGGCGATAACCCGAATCGCTCAAAGATTCTACGCGTTGAGGTCACTGAAAAGGTCAAAAATGGCGGCGGCGAAGGCCTAAATCCTTACGGCGTCAAGGGTCCGGTTGTTCCAAAAACACAGTTGTTGCTGTCGACCACAGCCTCTCTAAACTACGCAGTAACCACAGGGTCTGTGCCAGACGAAGTTATAACAACGGGCCACACAGCCTCGCGCCTAATTTTCAGAGGACACCAACTTACTGCCTCAATTGAGTGGCCATCAAGCCGGCTCCGCGTG